AATGGTATTTGTATTGTTCTGAACAGTTCAATTGATCAATCAGACAACTTTAATGAGATATATAATATTGGTTTTGGCAGACAAGTTAAGTTGATTGACTTTGTCGATAACATTGAGAAACAGCTAGGTCGAATAGCTAACTGCAAACTTGTTCCTAAACATCCAGCTGATACTCAAGCTACTTGGTCAGACACAACTAAACTACAAAAGCTTGGATATAAAGCAACTACACCTATTGAAGTTGGCGTTGAGAAATTCGTCTCTTGGTATAAATCTTACTATGGCGTCAATTAATGGTTTACATGAGCACGGTATTGTGTTATAATATACCTAAAGAAGCATTAATCGTTATGAGGAAATTAAATGACTACTAAAAAACTAAAAATCGCAATTGTTGGGCATGGCTTTGTTGGTAAAGCTATTGATCATGGTTTCAATGACTATAATTGTGAAAAGATTATTATTGACCCAATCTATGGTAACTCACTTGATGATCATAATGAACTAAGCGTTGATGTTTCTTTTGTTGCGGTACCAACCCCTATGGGAGAAAACGGCGAGATTGATTCTTCAATAGTTGAGAATACTGTCAAAAATCTTAAGAACAAACGTAGTGGAATTATCGTAATTAAGTCTACAGTGACTCCAGATATCATTTCTAAGCTAACATCAAATAATACTCTTGGCGATAGAGTGGTATATAATCCAGAATTTCTAACGGAAGTTAATGCTAACTCTGATTTTATCAATCCCGACATGCATGTGTTTGGTGGTAATAGAGAGTTTACTGTACGACTTGAAGAAGTCTATAAAGAGTATAGTTTGTGCAAACCATGTCCTGCATTCCATATGTCTGCTACAGAAGCAAGTTTTGTTAAGTATGGTCTTAACTGTTTTCTTGCAACTAAAGTTCTATGGTTTAATCAATTCTATGATGTAGTAGAAAAGTTTGGTGGCAATTTTGGTCACATCGTTAACGCTATTGGGCAAGATCCTCGGATTGGAACATCACACACCAGAGCACCTGGGTTTGATGGCAAACGTGGATTTGGCGGTGCTTGTTTCCCTAAAGATACTTCAGCATTTAACAATTTCTCTAATAAAGAGTTTACTGTATTGGCTGAAGCTATCCGAGCAAACAATGAGTATCGTCAGGGATATGAAAAAGATTCCCGTGAACTAGAACAAAACGTAAATTATAACTGAGGAATATTATATGTCGATAATGGACAAACTAAGAAAGAATTCAAAGGTAAAGACAAGTTCAATCTTGTCTGAATCAGAATTTTTTAATGATAAAGATATGATTACAACTGAAGTGCCGATGATCAATGTTGCTCTATCTGGCTCACTAGAAGGTGGTCTCACTCCTGGTCTAACTGTTTTAGCTGGACCATCTAAACACTTTAAGACCTCATTTGCATTGCTTATGGCTGGTGCTTATCTAAAGAAATATTCAGATGCAATTCTGTTGTTTTATGATTCAGAGTTTGGTTCACCGCAATCTTACTTTGAAACATTTGGTATTGATACCTCTCGTGTATTGCACACACCGGTAATGAATATTGAAGAGCTGAAGTTTGATGTGGTAAATCAACTTGAAGAGATTGGTCGTAAGGACCATGTTATTATTGTTATTGATTCAATTGGTAATATTGCATCTAAGAAAGAACTTGAAGATGCAAAGAATGAGAAGTCTGTAGCAGATATGTCTCGTGCTAAACAACTCAAGTCGTTGTTCCGTATGTGTACACCTTATCTTACTATGAAAGATATTCCGATGCTAGCCATCAATCACACATATAAAGAGCAATCGTTGTTCCCTAAAGATATTGTATCTGGTGGTACTGGTGTTTATTACTCTGCAGATAATATCTGGATTATTGGTCGCCGTCAGAACAAGAAGGGTACCGAGATCACTGGCTATGACTTTGTGATTAATATTGAGAAATCTCGCTTTGTTAAAGAAAAGTCTAAAATCCCTATCTCAGTATCGTGGGATGGTGGTATTGAGACATACTCTGGTCTACTTGAAGTTGGTCTAGCTGGTGGTTATGTTACCAAACCTAAAGTTGGCTGGTACTCTCGTGTAGATCAAGAGACTGGTGAAATCGAAGATAAAAGCTTCCGTGAAGCACAAACCCTTGATGGTGACTTCTGGAAACCAATCCTTGAGAACACAAACTTCTCAGAATTTGTCAAGAAACAATTCACAATCGGTCACAAAAGTGTGATAGATAATGATTTACTTCTTGACGAAAGTGTAGTATAATAGTATGAAGATGATGCATAACGATATCACTTCTGATGATTATAACTTTGCCGATAATGGTGTTAATGATCTATGGGCTATTAAGCTTAAGGACAAATACAAAGGCGTTGTATATCATTATGGCAAAGTAAGTGCTAAAGTTGACGAAGTTGTTGATAATGGTGATGGTCTTGCCAGCTTAAGCTTTCAGTATGAATTGCTAGATAAGGGAGAGTATGATGAAGATGAGTTGCTAACCGATGATTTTAGAAATTATATTGGTGATGTTTTGAGTCATATTATTCAAGACGCTTTTGAAAATGATAAATATAGGATCGGTGAAGATGACAATACAAACAACAATATTGAGGAATCTTCTAACCAATGAGGAATATACTCGGCGTGTTGTCCCATATTTAAAGAAAGAATACTTCGAGGATGACCATAAGGTTGTCTTCGAGGAAGTTGTTAAATATGTTGACAAATACAACAAGATACCTACACGTGAAGCATTGGCTATTGAGCTAGATGAGACTAATATCAGTTCGGATAAGTACCATTCTGTTATCAGTTTAATTCAAGAAGTCTCAAAGCCAGAACCTGCTGATATGGAATGGCTTCTTGAAAAATCAGAAAAGTGGTGTCAAGACCGAGCCGTTTTTCTTTCTATTATGAAATCAATTGAGATCATTGATGGTAAATCAGAGATGACTCAGAATGCTATTCCAGACATTTTATCTGAGGCATTATCTGTATCTTTTGACCAAAATATCGGACATGATTATATAAATAACTCTACTGACCGTTTTGACTTCTATCACCATAAAGAAGCTAGAATGCCCTTTGATCTTGAATATTTTAATTTGATTACTAAAGGTGGTTTGCCTAAGAAAACACTTAATGTTGCCCTTGCTGGTACTGGTGTTGGTAAGTCATTGTTTATGTGTCATGTTGGTGCTGCTGCCATGACCCAAGGTAGAAATGTTTTATACATTACTATGGAAATGGCTGAAGAACGAATCGCTGAACGTATTGATGCCAATTTGATGAACATACCTATCGACCAATTAGATAAACTTGAAAAAAGCAAATTCGACGATAAGATATCTAAAATTGCAAAGAAGACAGTTGGTAAATTAATTGTCAAGGAGTACCCTACAGGTGCTGCTCACGTTGGTCACTTCCGTGCTCTATTGAATGAACTAAAGCTTAAGAAGTCTTTTAAGCCAGATATTATTTTTATTGATTATCTCAATATCTGTTCTTCGGCGAGAATGAAAGGTCTTAGTGGATCGGTTAATACATATTCCCTCATCAAATCTATTGCAGAAGAAATTCGAGGACTTGCGGTTGAATACGATGTGCCCATTGTCACAGCGACGCAAACAACTAGAAGCGGATATTCAAACACTGACGTCGGGCTTGAAGACACGTCCGAATCTTTTGGATTACCTGCGACTGCAGATCTCATGTTCGCCCTCATCTCAAATGAAGAACTCGAAGGACTCGGACAAATCATGGTCAAACAACTCAAAAACAGATACAACGATCCAACCTCAAACCGAAGATTTGTTGTGGGAGTGGACCGAGCTAGAATGAGATTGTATGACGTAGAAGAAACTGCTCAAGACTTAATCGGTTCTGTAGCACCACAAGTAGCACCACAGAAAGATCAGCTAGATTTCTCTGGGTTTAAAGCATAACATATAAATACCTCGTGATTAATTAAAGGAAAAGTGAATGAAAGTTAAATTGATGGGATATACCCAACCAGTTGAAGGCGACTTTATTGGTTTGAATGATGTGCAAGACTTGATCGCATATTGTGCAAGGGTATCAAATCCAGCTAATCAAATAAATAGCCAAACAACTGAAAAGCTTCTTGGTTACTTGGCCAAACATAAGCATTGGTCTCCATTTGAAATGGCTTCGGCTACTATGGAAGTTGAGACGACACGAGATATTGCACGTCAGATGCTAAGGCACAGATCATTTGCATTCCAAGAGTTTAGCCAACGATATGCTAATCCTCAGGATATGAGTGAAGCATTTGTTTTGCGTGAAGCACGAATGCAAGATACCAAGAACCGTCAAAACTCTATAGATACTTCTGATAGAATGTTACAACGAAACTGGGAAATTAAACAGCAGATGGTTATCAATGCATCCAAAGAGGCATATGACTGGGCTATTAATAATGGCATTGCTAAAGAGCAAGCTCGTTCTGTTCTCCCTGAAGGTAACACTGTATCACGTCTGTATATGCAAGGTTCGATCCGTTCTTGGATTCACTTTGTTGAACTACGTTCAGGTAATGGGACTCAAAAGGAACACATTGAAGTTGCTCGCGCCATTGGTGAAGCTATTGTAGGAATATTTCCTCTATGTGAAAAGTTCATTGAAAGAACTGATTAATATGGGCTGGTGGAATAAGATGGTGAGAGACTCGCTTAATAAAAATAATAAAGGAGTTATAAATATGGGTAAGAAGCTTTCTACATACTATTCAGAAAAAGGTAAAGGTAAGTGTGAAATTCACATTGATCTAAAGAATGAATACTTTTATATCAAATACTTTGATAACAACGACAAACAATTCTTTACTGAAGACTTCATTGGAAAAACGCATCGTTATGTAGAAGATGCTGCCAATAATTGGACAGTAGGGATTAAGGAACTAAACTGTGGCTAAATTTAATGTATATCAAATAACTAAGACAAATAAAACGCTTGCATCGCAATCAGTGTTCTATGGTATCTCAGATGCTTTCACAAAGAATACTGCAAAGCAAGCCTTTATTGATGGGCTTTATACTAAGAATGCAGAAGTTGAAGCATCAGATAATGTATCATTAGCCAAACTTATCAATGATAATAGAACAAGTTCTTTGATTCTTTCAACAGGTCCTTTGCGTAATGTATCTGTTGGTGATCTTATCAATAACAGTGAGACAGAACAGTGGTTTATTGTTGGTCCTGCTTCATATGATATCATTAAGATCAAACTTTCTAAGAAATAAGCATCGGGTTGTTCCGTAACAAACACGCGAGGAGCCACGGTCAGCTCCTCTTTTTTTTTACTTTTTTTTATAAATAAGTCTTTACAACCATATCTGGATGTGTTATAATATTATTATAAATTAGGAGAGATTATATGTGGAATGTTGAAGCAAGTACTAATGACGGTGTTAGTGAAATGTATGTTGCACTAACGCAACAACAATCACGTGAACTACACGGAAAGCTAACAAACAGTGGCGAATGGTGTTTTGTACGTTCATATAAGGTTTCTGATTAATGTACATTGAGTGGTGGATGTGGTTAGTACTTTTGTTGTGGTATATCGCATCAATCATCTCGATAACTAAAAGTGCTAGGAATCATGCTTGGCAAGCTGGATGTGATGCTGGATGTGAATCGACACTTAAAGTGCTTGAGGATAATCAGATTATTATTATGAAGGGTGAGGAAATCTTGCCTTTCATTAATAAAAAAATGCTTAGAGAGGAAGTCTAATGGGAATTAAAATTGATAAAAGCCGTAGTGATTCATATATTGGCACATTCTATAATGAGTGTGTTCACGATGTGCTGGAACTCGAAGAACTAAAGCTGATGGTTCGTAATATGAATAAATCTCTTCGAGATGCTAATTTGGATTACCAGTTCCGTGTGAAGCTTAGAGGTGATAACTCACTGCCTCTGGATACTGCTAAATATGTAGATGCTTACATCTTAAGGAGAACCTAATGCTTATTAATCCAAATCTACCAAAAGGCAACTATGTTCATCGTATTGAACGTATGTACGAACAGGGGCTACCTATTGACACAATAGTTGAGGTAGTTCAAGTTGATAAACACATTGTCGAACGTGTTGTTAATAATATGCGTATGCTCAATGAGTCTGGAGATTGGCCAGAACCAGATTTAGGTTCAGATTTCGGTTAAAATTAACTATCATAAAAATACCCTAATACCGACATTTGTTGGTATTTTTTTTTATATAAATAGATTTAATATGTCTAAGGACTAGGGATAGTAATGCAAAGTTTTAAGAGGTTTATAACAGAAATGTTTGCCAATACAGATATTGCTGATGTCAACGAGATTCAGCTTGGTTATTTTTTGTCCAATAATTGGAAAAACTTTGTCGATGCATCTGCTGCCAAGAAACAACTCGAACTTAAAAGAAAAAAAGTTGGAGATGATGAGTTTGAAACACAGTCAGGTAGAGCAGAAACTATGGCAAAGGAAATCATTACTTGGTCAAAAAAGAATGGTTACAATGGTAAAGTTAGCAAAGTTTGGTGGACAGCTAGACCCAATGTCCTATCTAAGGCTGTCGGCACTACAGTAGATAGTAGAAAGAATCCTACAGATGTTCTAGTACAATTTAGCGATGGTGAATTTTTAGGACTATCCGCTAAGACAACAAAGACTCAGGGTGATATTGGTTTTAAGAACCCAGGTCTAGGTACTATAGAAAAAAATCTTGGTGTGAAGATAGGTGCTCCTGCACAAGAAGCTATTGATAAATTTATGAAAGAGTTTGATGTATCTAAATCAGCCGCATCACGTAAAAAAGAAATTAGAGCAGACGCAGCAAAGATAGCTATTGCTAATGAGTTAGGCTCAATTGCACTCAATAAAATCAGAGATAACTTGTTCGTTAGATTAAATAAAATGGACAATAAAGAATTAATGTCATACCTACTAAATGATTGGATGGACGCTAAGTCATCATATCCTAGATACATTAAAGTTACTGGTATGAAAGTAGGTGCTAAGGTGGAAGATCCTATGGCCAATAGTAAAATCACTGCCTTGTCGACATCAAAAATTAAACTTACTAAAGTAGGTAATGATAGTATTGGTGTTCAAGGTGGTAATAAAAAAGTTATGAAGATGAGAGCCAAATACGAATCTCAAAAATTAGCGTCAACAATCAAATTCTCCGGCGATCCGTGGAAATAATGATATGAATTGGTTTTTAAAATGATAGAGTTTAAAACTTTTCTTGCAGAAGAAAAAAATACACATATGACACACATCGAAGATCAAGTCATCTACGGTGGTGTTAAAGGTGCTCGTGATGCAATTCTTGCTCTTAGATCATTGCGTGATATGTTATCAGGTAGTGCATCCAAATCAGTTGATGTTACTGTAAAGTGGGACGGTGCTCCTGCTGTTTTCTGTGGTATAGATCCTACGGATGGTAAATTCTTTGTTGCCAAAAAAGGCATTTTTAATGTAAACCCTAAAGTTTATAAAACTAACTCCGATATCGATGCTGATATTGCTAGCCCAGGTCTTAATTCAAAAATGAAGATTGCTCTAGCCGAGCTTTCTAAATTAGGAATTAAAGGCGTGGTTCAAGGTGATATTATGTTTACTTCGGATGATTTAAAGAAGGAGACAATCGATGGAGAGCCTTTCGTGGTGTTTCATCCTAACACCATTGTATACGCTGTTCCTAGTGCTAGCGATGAGGCCAAGTCTATTCGATCGGCTAGTATTGGGGTGGTATTCCACACTAGATACGAAGGTAAGAGCTTTGAAACAATGTCAGCCAAGTACGGAGTTGATAGTTCAAAGTTTAGAAAAGTCAAATCAGTCTGGGCAAGGGACGCTGGACTGCGAGATTTATCTGGCACTGTCACGCTCACTAAGTCGGAGACGGCTAAAGTCACCAAAGCTTTGTCAACGGCTGGCAAGATATTTAATAGAATTTCCTCTTCCACACTCAAACAGATTGAAAATAATGAGGAACTGGCTAGGACGATAGAGACATATAATAATACCTTTGTTCGTAAACAACAAGTAATTAAAGATACAGCTAAACATGTTGACGGTTTGATTAAGTATATTGGTGATAAGTACCAGAAAGAAATTGATAAGCGCAAGACCGAAAAGGGCAAAGGTTCTCAGAGTAAGAAGCGTGATGAGTTATTGCAGTTTTTCTCTGCAGATAATAAAAAGAATTTAAAGCTATTGTATGATTTACAAGCAGCATTGGTTGTTGCAAAATTAAATATTATAAATAAGCTTAATAAGTTGAATAAGATTGGAACCTTTATTAAAACGAAAAATGGTTTTGAAGTCACTGGAGTAGAAGGCTTTGTTGCTATTGATCGCATTAAAGGCGGAGCTGTTAAATTAGTTGATAGAATGGAATTTTCCTCTAACAACTTTTCAACAGATGTTATTAAAGGCTGGGACACACCGTCCCGTTCCTAATGGAAAGAGCGAACAGAAATGAATACGTTTAAACAATACCTAGATGAGGATCTAGCATTAGACAAAGAAATCGATGAGCTTGATGAAGTTCTCGGTATTCGTGCTCGCATGAGAATGAAGCAGTCTATGCGTAAGAATAAATCTAAGATCAAAATGGGTGCAAGGCGTGCTAAGAAGCGCACCGCAAATACTACTAGATTAAAGTCTCGCTCTAATCGTAGTGCTCGCCGAGAAATTATGGACAAGATCCTTAAAGGCAAAAAGAAATCTGATCTATCATATGGTGCACGTGCAGGTATAGAGAGACGTGTCAATAAACGCGGCGCTTTGATCCGCCGTCTAGCTAAACGAATGCTACCAGCTAAACGTAAAGCTGATAGAGCTAAATTTAGGTCAAAGGGTTAATATTATGAGTTTTAAAGGATTTGCTGAGTACGTTACAGAAGCAACAAAAGAGATAACCGTTGCATGGGGACGTTATAA